TTCACGATTGAAGATGCAAAAAAGGCGGGCACTAAGAACTTAGACAAGTTCCCGCGCAACATGCTATTTGCCAGAGCCATGAGCAATGGGGTGAGGTGGTACTGCCCGGATGTTATGAGCGGGTCGGTTGCTTACACGCCTGAGGAATTAGGCGCGGATGTGGACGAAGACGGGAACGTGGTCGAATCCCAGGTTGTTGAAGTGGTGCAGGCAGCTGAACCAGAGCCCGTTACAGTAACGCCAATTTCTGAAGGCGACGTGTTGACGATCGAAGCAGCGTGCAAGATCGAAACAAGCGACAATCCTCCTAAGCGGTACGGCGATCTGCCAATCTCTGAACTCTCAGTTCGCTTCAATGAGTTGCAGAAGCAGCTGAAAGCCAATCACCTGGAGCCTGCTGAGCGGGCGATCAAAGAGCGCAAGATGAAAGCGGCGCAGATGGTTCTTACCGCGAAGGTCAATAAGGAAATCCAATAGGAGCAGACATGAAAATCAATATCAATTCAATCAAAGGTTCGAAGAATCCCATTCGCACGAGTGAGGACAAGGAAAAGATGGACGAGCTTGTCCAGTCCATCGCACAGCAGGGCTTGATCGTACCAATCAAAGTCAGACCGGATGGTGACGCTTATGAAGTCGTTTACGGTCACCGCCGATTGCACGCTTGCAAGGAATTAGGGCTGGCAGAGATTGAGTGCATAGTCGAAGGCGTTGATGACCGCAATCACATAATCCAGGCATTGACCGAGAACATAGTCCGTGAGGATATGAGCGAACCTGACATTGCCAGAACAATCAAGGCAATGAAAGAGGATTATGGAATCACAAACACAGAAGTCGGCAAAATGCTCGGTTGGAAAGAGTCAAAAGTCAGAATGTATATAACGCTTACCGCTGGAGAGGTTGGTAAGGTTTTGGAAGCGCACCGCGGTGCGTTTCCTTACCACTACGCTCAAGAAGCAAAAGCCGGAGCAAAAGACGAACACCTTGCCGCCCAGGTCGTAAAGAAGGCAATTGACGAAGGGCTAAACCGCAATCAAATTCGCAAAGTTGCAGAAGCCGCGTCAATAGCAGAAACACCCGAAGAACGCCAAGCAATCCTTGAAACACCGATTGACAATCCAGTATTCGACCGCATTGTCAGAGCGAAGGCAAAAGCCGAAATTGAACACAAGGCAGTCGAAGCAGAACGTCACATGGGGAACACGCAGGAAGTCAAGGAATTCCTGGATGCAATGAAAGCGTTCGAAAAAGCCATCTCAATCTTTGCTGAAGCAATTAACTACAAACGAATTTTACCAGAATCAGTCCCGTACATAGTAAACCGGTTTGCGAAAGTCACCGAATCATTCAACGATCTAACTATCAAGCTCATGGAGGCTAAATAATGTCCGCTTATACAGAAGCAAAAAAGCAGTACAAAATTGAAGCTTGCGCAGAAGCAATGCTCACGATCTTGAAGTCAAAGACGCAAGGTGGGGAGTACCTGCCACTCACGAAGAAGTCACTAATTCCTATGATCGCCAAACGTGTCGCAAACGAATGGCGCAAAGACAAGTACTCCCACGTCATTGACGGGAAAACCATCGGCTGTCCCGATATCAAGTTTATCAAATCTCCGACAAACTGGGGCGCGATAAGAAACGTCTGTAACGATGCGCTGAAAGTCAACGATATCACATGGAGCAGAAACGGGATCAAGATTGGCGATGAAGTCGAAAAAGCTAAGAATATGAAACAGCTTGAGGCGATATCAAAGGGGACTTCAAAGCAATACAACTATCAAGCTGAACGTTCAAACAGGCATGGGGCGAAATACCCTTATCTGCAAGTGAAACAGCTTGCGCTTTCAAGTGGCGAGTTTTAGCGCGGTTTACTCCTTTACGCGAGCCTGCTGGCGGGCGTTGTACACCAGCAGAAAAAGGACAAAATGAACCCGCGTGACTATTACCACCAAAAGACCGCGTCAATCACAGAAGCCGACGTCCGCCTGGTTGCCGCTTGCATGACCGACTATATCGGGGAGCAGAACGCTGTAAGGATTGAGACGCTTGCGGGGCGGGTCGGCTTCCATGAACGCCAGGTGCGCGACATTCTCGAAACGCTGGTTATCCAGTACGGATGGCCTGTTTGCGCTCACGCTGGCAAGGCAGGGCGCTGGCTTGCGACCAACGAAGACGACCGCTGGCTGGTGATCGGCGACCTGGACTCGCGCATCAAGTCTTTGCGTGAACGGCGCGAGGCTATGCTGCGCGCGAAGATACCGAACGCGCTGGAGCTCAACCGGCAAGAGGCGCGAGTGGCGCAGACGGGGTTGTTCTGATGGCGTACACAAATACCGATTACAGTTTCTGGACTAATCCAAAAGTCAGGGCAGCTGGTAAGGACGCGGCGTTCCTTTACATTGCCGGAAATGGTTTTTGTAACGAGTACCTTACAGACGGCTTTATTTCTGATACTGACATTGATACGGTTGCTTTCAATGCTTTTCTGAGAAGCCCCAAAAAAGCTGTTGAAGCCCTGATGATTGCCGGATTATGGGATCGTGTTCGGGGCGGTTACAAAATTCACGATTACTTGGACTACAACAAAAGCAAAAAAGAAATCGAGGAATTGCGGAGCAAAAAGACAGCAGCTGGTCGTAAGGGTGGTAGAGCAAGTGCTCAAGCACTTGCTCAAGCAGGTGCTCAAGCAAGTGCTGAAGCATCTGCTCAAGCAAAAACCGAGCAATATAACTATGTCTCTATATCTAATCTAAAAGATACTACTACTACTGTGCCACCATCGGATTTTCAGCCTTTTGCGGAAGTCTACGAATTGGTGACAGGATCAGAGCCAAAAGTGCTGAATGCCGAAATTGAGGCAATTAGTGCAATCATCAAAGCCGGTGGCACGCCTGATGATTACCGCAGCGCGCTTCAAGGAATGCAGGATAAGGATTACACAATCGCCAACATGTCATCGGCTCTCACTTGGACTTTGAAGGATATCAACAAGCGCAAGCAGCCGGCACGGACTAACAAGATCGGACGAAAACCACTAAGCGCCGGACTGGACGAAATCCTGGCTGACGCGCCTATTTTCGCGGAGGATAAACAATGAGCACATTATCAGAGACAACCCTGATCTTGAAGCGGCTATCATCCGCATACGGACAGCCGGTGGACGTGGACAGGGCGCGCGCTTATCACCAAGTGTTAGGGCAATACCCGCGCATGGTTCTGGCAGAGGCGGCCACGCTCTCGCTGACACGCGGCTCTCAATACCTGCCAAAGCCGGTTGAGCTGATGGAAGTAATCCAAAAGAGTGCGTTGGTTACACGCTTTCACGGGATTGACAAGTTCGATGAACGCGCGTTCTGGCTGGCATACGCGAAGGGGTACATAAGCTCGGACGAGTTTAGCCAGGCTGACATTGACACGATCTACTCCGGCATGGACGGTTATGAGCCTTACAAGTCGGGCGGCACGGAAGACGAAACAAAAGGCAGCTACGAGTATTTCAAGCAGTTGCGGAAGGGGGCGGCGTGAGTAGTCAGAATAAGCCGACAATCGCTGAATTAGCCGCTCATTACAAGGCGCGTGGATACACGAAATATTACGCCTGGGACCGCTACATTGCAGATACTGGATTGAAGCCAGAAGTTGATGCAAAAGAGTTTTACCGAATTTATGCCAATATTGCTGCTGAAAATGCTGGACCCAAGTTACCAGCGAACTGGGTCCCAACTCACATTGACACGCTGTTTAACAGACAGGTCCAGATCAAACACGAGAATGGCGTTTATTTTATGGTCTGGGACAACGGCTATACCGGCAGCGATCCGGACGCTTTGCACCCTGCCGACAGATATGTGGAGGTCAACCATGACCAGCGCCCTTGAAGACCTCTTCGCATTCCAGCTCGACGCCGCAGGGCTGACCGGCTACGTCCGCGAGCAGAAACGGGGGGCGGAGTGAAACCACCTTTACGGCAAGGCAGCCCTGATGATTTTCAGACACCGCCGATTGCGCTGAAACCCTTACTGCCACATATTGAAAATGACTGGCGCATATGGGAATGCGCGTGCGGAAAAGGAAATCTCGTTGGTGGTCTCACAGACTACGGGTTTGATGTTATTGGCACTGACATTCTTGGTGGCTATGATTTTCTCGATTACCAGCCAGATAAGTTTGACTGCATCGTCACAAACCCACCGTTCAAATACAAACAGCAATTCTTAGAGCGTTGCTACAAGTTAGGCAAGCCTTTCGCCCTGCTTTTACCGCTAACGACACTTGAAACTAAAAAGCGACAATCCCTAATGCAAAAATACGGGGTTGAGATAATCCTGTTTGATAAACGCATCAACTTTGAAACCCCTAATCAAGTCAAAAACAGTTCGGCTTGGTTTGCTACGGCATGGTTTACGAATTGGCTGAACATTGGCAGACAAATTAACTTTGCGGAGTTGGAGGATCACAATGACCAGCACGCTTGAGGAGTTGTTCGCCTTCCAGCTCAACGCCGCCGGCCTGACTGGTTACGTCCGAGAGTACGCCGCGATACCAGGGCGGAAATTTCGGTTTGACTTCTGTTTCCGTGAGGAGCGGCTGCTGATTGAGATCAACGGCGGCACGTACAACGGCGGCGCACATGGGCGTGGGTGCGGGATCAATCGAGATTATGAAAAGAATAACCTGGCGCAAATCGGGGGATGGCGCGTACTGAGTTTTGACACGAAGATGGTCAAGTCGGGGGAAGCCCTGAACGTGACAGAGCAGATATTGCGAGGTGAAAAATGAAACGAAAAGAAACCGTAGAAGAACATAACAGACAATATTTGAAAGAGGCTCATGATACGTGGGTGTGGTCTATCACCAATCCACTCGAAAAAGGTATACAGAAAAGCTGGAAATATAAATGCGCTTACTGTGGTTCTGAAGTGGCAGGCGCATTGCTTCTTGAAAATCCAAATTGCCCTGAATGTGGAGCGTTGCTGAATGAGTAGTTGGTCTGGCGGGTTAGCCGAGTGGATTGATGGCAATACGGCATATGTTTCGGCGGTGTTCTCTTGGAATGCTGAAAAGGCATATATGCGCTGTATCTGGCTAAAGTCCGCAGGTTATCACGTCAAATGTGGCGGTCAAGCGGTTGCAATGAACGCGGATATATTCAGCGAGTTTGACACTTCTGGATCGGTGAATGCATTGCCTCACCACAATCCAGATGCTGTGTTTACCAGTCGTGGATGTATTCGCAATTGCTCATTCTGCTTAGTGCCAAAACTTGAGGGGGCGTTGGTTGAATTAGACGATTGGGAAGTCAAACCAATAATCTGTGACAACAATCTACTGGCAACCAGTCAAGCGCATTTTGATCGCGTAATTGAGCGATTACTTGAAGCAGGGATGAAAGGTGTTGACTTCAATCAGGGGCTTGACGCGCGGATATTGACAGAACACCATGCAGAACAGTTTGCGCGCTTGCCCAAAGACACGATTATCCGCTTGGCGTGGGATCACATTTCAACTGAAAAACTGTATCTACAAACTTTTGAGAGACTGATAAACGCAGGTGTAAAGGCGAGCCAGATCAGGACTTATGTCTTGATCGGCTATAAGGACACGCCGGAAGATGCAAGATATCGGCTTGAAAAGATTAGATCACTTGGCGCATTGCCTAACCCTATGAGATATCAACCGCTTGATGCAAAAAGACGAAACGCCTATGTCGGCGAGAATTGGAGTGAGGAATTATTGACACGATTTATGCGCTATTGGAGCAACTTGAAAATCACAGGTGCATTTTCTTTTGACGAATATCGGCGTAAGGAAAAACTCAATTTTGGGAACGAAGATCAATTGACACTACTAACTAATCAAACACAGGAGCAATGATGGAATTTAGGAAATTTGACAAGATCGCAAGGCTATCCCGTGAGATTGTGGTCACGGAAAAAATTGACGGCACGAACGGCTTAATTGCCATTGGTGAGGACGGTGAGTTTCAGGTCGGCTCTCGTAACCAATGGATTACCCCCGAAAAAGATAACGCTGGTTTTGCAAGATGGGCATACGCTCATAAGGATGAATTAATGCAACTGGGAGCAGGCTTTCACTATGGCGAGTGGTGGGGGCAAGGCATCCAACGTGGATACGGCTTGAAAGAAAAGCGTTTCAGCTTGTTCAACACTTCTCGTTGGTCTGATGATACTGTGCGC